GTCCGATATCATCAAAGATTACATGCCTGCGGACTATGAGTACGAGGTAGATGGGGAATCTGCTATAAAAGCAGTAGACTTTGACGAAAGAGTGGATGTAATTCCAGTATCAGACCCAAATGCAGCAACTATGGCGCAAAGAATCATGCAATACCAAGCAGCATTGCAACTTGCACAGTCTGCACCGCAGTTATACGACCTACCCAAGCTACATAGACAGATGTTAGAGGTGTTAGGCATACGTGACCCACAAGATATCGTACCTCTTGAAGATGATATACAACCAACAGACCCTGTGTCCGAGAATATGGACATACTTAACGGCAAACCTGTTAAAGCATTTGAATATCAAGATCATGCCTCGCATATTACAGTTCATATGGCTATGTTGCAGGACCCCAAGATACAAGAAATGGCTGCACAAGCACCCAATGCTGATGCAATACAAGCTGCACTAAGTAACCACATTATTGAACATATAGGTTTCGAATATAGAAGACAGATAGAAGAAGAGATAGGAACTAAACTACCACCAGTTGGTGAACCATTGCCACCTGAGATAGAACTAAGACTATCAACTCTAGTGGCAGCAGCAGCGCAACAATTACTTGGTAAGAACATGCAAGCTGCACAGATGGAACAACAAGAAGAACAAGCACAAGACCCTGTACTACAGATGCAACAACAAGAACTTGCAATCAAAGCACAAGCAGCACAAAGCAAAGTTGAAACTGATGAAGCACGTATAGCAGCTGACTTAGAGAAAGCTAGAATGAAAGACGAACTTGAAAGAATTAAAATAGAAGCTGAGTTGAATATGGCTGGTGCTAAGATAGGTAGTGATATATCAAAAGTATCTGCACAAGAAAGAACTAAAGGTGCAGAGATAGGAAGAAAGATAACAGAGACTTTACTTAAAGACTAATGGAAGTTGACATAAAGTTTACAGAAGACTTGACACAGAGTTTAAACGATGAGATAAATAGAATCACAGAAGTCGTTATAGATGGAGAAATAAAGGACCTAACAGAACTTTACCACCTTAAAGGCAAGATAGAAGGGTTACGTATTGCCCTTCGAGAGATAACTGATAAATATAATAAAGTTATTTCAGGTAGTTAATACGCACCTTTCATGGTGAAAGGTAAGAGAACGTCAGACTCTTTATATATTTGACGCAACATAAGGTAACTTATGACAGTAGAAGCAGTAAAAAAGGAAGAAGTAGATAAAGAAGAATCTTCAGAAGCTACCCAACTTCCCGAACCTCAAGGATATAAAATATTAATAGCACTACCTGAACACGAAGAAAAATCAGATGGTGGAATTATTATTGCAGATCAATATAGAAAAAGAGAGGAGACAGCATCCATTGTGGGTTTTGTTCTTAAGATGGGACCAGATTGTTATAAAAATGAAAGTAGATTTCCGACAGGTCCATACTGTCAGGAAGGCGACTTTATTATTATGAGATCATATAGTGGTACTCGCATGAATATTCATGGCAAAGAATTTAGACTTATCAACGATGATACTGTTGAGGCTGTTGTAGATGACCCTAGAGGAATAGAAAAAGCATGATGGAAGAAGCACAAGCTATGACAGAAGATTTGGAACTTGCCCCCAGTACGGAGGTACAAGTGCCTATCCCTGATATAGAAGTAGATGTGATTGATGATCGTCCAGAGGAAGATCAGAAACCACCAAGACAAGCTAGTGATAGCGATGTCGATGAAGAGATAGAAGGCATTGGTGAAAGAACTAAAAAACGTATTGATAAACTTAAGTACGACTTTCACGAAGAAAAAAGAAGAGCAGATGCAGCGCAAAAAGTTAGGGACGAATCTATAAATGTAGCAAGACAACTACAAGAAGAAAACCAAAGACTTAAAACTACAGTTGCTCAAAGTGAAGGTGCCTTAATAAATAGTTTAAAAACTAAAACAACGACTGAAATAGATTCAGCCAAGAGTGAATATAAGAACGCATATGAGTCAGGAGACACAGACAAGCTATTACAAGCACAAGAGAAATTAAGTGCAGCTTACGCTGATAAGTCATACGTAGAGAACTATCAACCTACTATGCAAGCACCTACACCACCTGCACCTCAACAACAATATTCACAACCTCAATATGCACAACCAGCACCACAACAGCAAGTACAAATAGACCCATCTGCTGCTGAATATATAAGGAGTAATCCTTGGTTTGAACGTGCAGGCGATGAGGATATGACAGCTTTAGCATATGGTATGCATGCTAAGTTAGTAAGAGAAGGTGTTGATCCTGTAAGGGATTCCGAAACTTACTATAGCAGAGTAGATGAAGCAATGAAAAATAGATTTCCCGAACGCTTTGAAGATAATACTGCATCTTCACAGCGACCCTCGACTGTGGTGGCACCTGCCAATAGAGCAAGTACCAAACAGCGCATAGTGCAGTTAACTAAGACTCAAGTAACTCTCGCCAAGAAACTTGGACTTACACCAGAGCAATACGCATCACAATATGCGAAGGAGCAAAGATAATGGATAAGTTAGAAAAAGATCAAAATAAAGATCAAGAGCGCACCCCACGTGAATTAGAATCGAGAGAATCTGATCAACGTGACAAACCTTGGACTCCACCAAACTTGTTACCTGATCCTAATCCTGAACAGGGTTATGTTTTTCGTTGGATACGTACAGCATCAGCTGGACAGTCTGACAATATGAATGTATCTACTAAGTTCAGAGAAGGATGGGTACCAGTCAAAGCAGAGGATCACCCTGAGTTGCAAATGGTTAGGGATACTAACTCGCAATTCGATGGTGGTATAGAAGTAGGCGGACTACTTTTATGTAAAGCACCTGAAGAAGAAATCAAGAAGAGAGCCGATTATTATACTAATATGGCTGATCAACAGATGACTGCTTTAGATGCTAACTACATGAGGGAAGAAAACCCTGCTATGCCTATGTTTAAAGAAAGGAAGTCACAGGTTACTTTTGGCAAAGGTGGTAAATAATTATCATCTTTTTTGTTTAATTTATGTATAAAAGGTATATAAAATGAGTAGTTCAGCAACTCCTTACGGAGCGAGACCAGTCGGCACATTATCCGCCAATGGTTCTTTTTCTGGAAAGGTAAGACATTACAGCATAGCATCCAACTATGGCACTAGCATTTTCTATGGGGACTTTGTAAAACTTGTTGCAGCCGGCAGTGTTGAAAAAGACACAGGCACAACAGCTTGCACTCCTATAGGAATTTTCCTTGGTGTTTCCTATACCGATCCAAATACAAGCCAGAAAACTTTTTCTCAATACTATCCAGCAAGCACAGTAGCGTCTGATACGTCAGCCTACGTGTTGGACGACCCTGATGTTCTTTTCGAAATGCAATCAGACGGCTCAGCCGCTCAGACTGTAATCGGAAATAATGTTGCTGTTGTTCAAACTGCTGGTACTACAGCTATTGGAACAAGTAAGAATGCAGTAGATATCTCTACTATAGCTGCAACAACAGCTACACTTCCTGTAAGGATAGTAGATATCTCGCCTAAATCTGATAACACAGCCGGTGATGCGTTCACTGACTTGGTTGTTAAGTTTAATGCGGGTCATCTGATGCGTAACACAACTGGCATATAAAGGAGAATAAGAAATGGCAATTTCAAGAGCGCAGTTACTTAAAGAACTCCTTCCGGGTTTAAACGCCCTGTTTGGATTAGAGTATGCTAAGTACGAGAATGAGCATGAGCAAGTTTACGAAACAGAAACTTCAGACAGATCGTTTGAAGAAGAAGTTAAGTTAAGTGGATTTGGTCAAGCTTCAGTTAAAGACGAAGGTTCAGCAATCAATTATGATACTGCACAAGAGTCATTTAGCACTCGTTATAACCATGAAACAATCGGAATGGGCTTTTCTATAACTGAAGAAGCGATGGAAGATAATCTTTATGATTCGCTATCAGCACGTTATACGAAAGCACTTGCGAGAAGCATGGCTTACACAAAGCAGGTTAAAGCCGCAAATCCTCTTAACCAAGGATTTTCTGGTGGTAACTTCAATTCTGGCGATGGAGTAGATTTATTTTCAACTGCACACCCTTTGGTGTCAGGTGGAACAAACTCCAATACATTTGCAACACAAGCAGACCTTAACGAAACTTCGTTAGAGAATGCTGTGATTCAAATAGCAGGATGGACAGACGAACGTGGACTGTTAATAGCAGCAAAACCACGTAAGTTAATTGTTCCTCCAGCTGGAATGTTCACTGCTTCACGTATCCTAGAATCTGATGGAAGACCAGCAACAGCTGATAACGATCTCAACGCACTTAAAGCGAATGGCAGCATTCCTGAAGGTTACGTTGTAAATCACTTCCTCACAGATACTAACGCTTTCTTTATAATGACAGACGTACCAAATGGCTTTAAGCACTTTGCACGTACTCCATTAGAAACAAGCATGGATGGTGACTTTGACACTGGCAATGTAAGGTACAAAGCGAGAGAAAGGTATTCCTTTGGAGTATCCGATCCACTAGGTGCTTTTGGTTCTTCGGGATCAAGCTAGTAACTTTAGGGGAGTTGAAATGATATATACTCCCCTACCCTTTCTAGGGATAATTTTTTAATCTATTGACTGCCCTAGCAGACAAGCCAAGACAATAGATTTATTAAGGAGACTTAATTATGGCAAATTCAACTTTTAATGGACCGGTCAGGTCCGAGAATGGTTTTAAAACTATTGATATCAATTCTACAACTGGCGCAGTTACTGATGGTTTAGTAATAAACGCTGATGGTAATATCTTTACTGATGATGGTGGACATATTCAATATGTTGCAGCAGCAGGTTTTGGACCAGCTGATCTAATTGTAGGTAAAGGTGGTAGTCAATATGCCACAGCTAACCCTTATGCAGAGAGCGCAACACAGTTATTCCCATTAGGTTCTAAATTAATCTATGGTAATAATACTTATCGTTATGTTGGAATAGGTGGAACTGCGGTAACAGCAGGTAAACTTTTACAACAACCGGCAGTAGTTTCTGACCACGCTAACATGTCTGCAACAGCAGCTGTAGCAGCAGGTGAAACTGCAATATCTGTGGAAACAGGTGGGACTGATATAACTCTTAATCAATATGCAAATGGTTATCTTTGGGTTAATGATGTAGCAGGTGAAGGACAAATGCTTAGAGTTAAATCTAATCCAGCACATGATCACTCAGCAGACCCTTCTATTGTTATTACTTGCTATGACGCTTTAGCAACTGCTCTTACAACTAACTCACAGTTAACACTATTAGCTGACCCTTCTAATGACCTTATTGTTGCACCAGCAGCAGAAACAGGTGCTTTAATGGGTGCTACAGTAATTGACATGACAGCAGATTATTATGGTTGGGCAGTAATTTCAGGACCAGCAGCTTTATTAACTGTAGGAACTTTAGTTGTAGGTAATGCAGCGGTTCGTTCAGGTGGTACAGCAGGTGGCGTTGCACCGGCAACAGATAACGTATTAATGGAAGTAGGCGATGTAATGGCTGTATCAGCTAATACAGAGTACTCACTCATTAATATGAATCTAAGTTAGGAGCAATAAATGGCTGATGCAGTAACAACACAAACTATCTTAGACGATGGTGGTAAAAACTTAATAGTTAAATTAACTAATATTAGTGATGGCACTGGTGAAAGTAATGTTGCTAAAGTTGATGTATCTGCTTTAACCGCAGGTATTAATGGTCAAGCATGTTCAGGTATCAATATAAATAGAATATGGTTTAGTAATGTAGGTATGGGTTTCAAATTATTTTGGAATGCATCCTCAAACGTATTTATATTAGAAGCAGGAGCAGATCAAACTGATACTTGGGATTTTACTTGGAGTAGTAAAAGTTTGCCGGGAATACCTAATAATGCAGGTAGTGGGAAAAATGGTGATCTATTGTTAACTACTGTTGGACATACCAGCGGAGATACCTATAGCATCATTATTTGGGCAAATAAAACTTACGATACTGCTACTACAGCGTAATGTCGAAGTCAGTAAATACTGATAACAATTTACCTTTAGAAGCACGTCTAAGCGGTTTAGAAAGAGAATACGCTCTACGTTATGAATACATAGAGCGTAGGCTTGACGAAGGCAGTAAGAAGTTTCTTAGGATAGAAAATATGCTATGGGGTCTTTATGGTTTAGTCTCTGTTGCAGTAGCTTATATTAAATTTATATGATGGAAGAATCTGTAAAAAAGAAAATTAATCTTGAAGTAGAGATAGATGCTAATGCAAATACTTCTGGTGACAATCCATTTCAAAAATGGATACATCTTGCCAAGACGATAGATGCATGGAGAATATTTCCAAGAGCATTTGTTACTGTATACATCATATTGCTTTACAAAGTAGTCACATGGTTTATGGAAATACCTGAACCTAATCTTGAACAAGCAGGTCTTGTATCTATAGTTGTAGGTGCTATGGCTGCTGTCTTTGGCATTTACGCTGGCACATCCGGACAAAGTAAAAAGTTTAAAGGAGAAGATTAATGGCTAAAGACTCCAAGCTTAAAAATGCAGGAGTTAGTGGATACAATAAACCTAAACGTACTCCTAATCATAAAACTAAATCACATGTAGTTGTTGCAAAGAAAGGCGAACAAACAAAAACTATTCGCTTTGGACAACAAGGTGTTAGTGGTGCAGGAAAAAATCCTAAATCAAAAAAAGATAAAGCACGTAAGAAAAGTTATTATGCAAGACATAATGCACAAGATTCTAACCCTGATAAATTTAGTGCTAGATATTGGAGCCATAAAGTTAAATGGTAATTAGTAGGACACAAATAAAAAAACAAGTGGCAGACAAAAAAAACAAATCAAAAGTAAACGAAGCTGGTAATTATACTAAGCCTGATATGAGAAAAAAATTATTCAAAAGTATTAAGGCAGGTACTAAAGGTGGCAATGCAGGTCAATGGTCAGCACGTAAAGCACAAATGTTAGCTAAGAAATATAAAGAAAAAGGCGGAGGATACAAATGAAGGGAGTTAAACATTACAAAAGGGATGGTACTGAACACAAAGGCAGTTCTCACAAAATGCCTAATGGAGAGTTACACACTAATAAAACCCATACTAAAACTAGTGTTAAGTTATTTCACTTCAAAGACTTGTCTAAGAAAGCAAAGGTAAAAGCTAAGAAGTAATGAGCATAGCGAAGTCACAAAAATCTTTAAAAGACTGGACTAAACAAAAATGGAAAACAAAAAGTGGCAAGCCAAGTAAAGAAACAGGCGAAAGGTATTTGCCTGAGAAAGCCATCAAGGCAATGTCTAGTAAACAGTATGCTGCATCTACTAAAAAGAAAAGAGCAGATACAAAAAAAGGTAAACAGTTCTCTAAGCAACCTAAAGCTGCTGCAAAGATTTCTAAGAGGTATAGGTAATGTATGAATATAATTGTAAAGTTGAAAAAATTGTCGATGGAGATACTATCGATGTTGTGTTGGACCTTGGCTTTGATATCCTTTATAAGTCTCGCGTTAGGCTATATGGTATTGATACTCCCGAGTCACGTACTCGTAACTTGGATGAGAAGGTTAGAGGAAAAATGGCTTCGGCTTTCTTAAGAAAAGCCATAGAAGAAGGAGAAAAGGTTTGTATACAAACAAAACTTAAAGATTCAAGAGGAAAATTTGGAAGAGTATTAGGTGATGTAGTAGTAGATGGTGTAAACATAAATCAATCAATGGTTGACAATCATCATGCAGTCAAATACTTTGGACAAAGTAAAGATGATATAGAAGAAGAACATCTTAAGAACAGACAAATTTTAATTGATAATGGTATATTGGAACTTTAAAATATAGTAACACGTTTAAACATAAGGAGTAAAAGATGCCAAATGTAGGTAATAAAAAGTTTTCATACGATGGATCGGGTATGAAAGCTGCAAGAGAAGAAAGTAAAAAGACTGGTAAAGATATGGTCATCAACTATGACGAAGGCGGAATGGTTGAAGATTATCAAGAATTAGTTAAAAGAAAAGAAGGCGGTATGCTAAGTTATGGAACTGGTGGTATGACTGGATATAAAGCACCTAAAAAGAAATAAAATATGGCTACAGCCACTACTAATAGTTTTGATTTAGATATAGCAGAAGCAGCAGAAGAAGCTTTTGAACTAGCTGGTTTAGAAATGCGTACTGGCTATGACTTGCGTACAGCTAGACGTAGTATAAATCTTATGATGCTTGAATGGGCTAATAGAGGTTTGAATCTATGGCAAGTTGAATCAGGTAGTACAACCCTTACTGCTGGTACTTCTACATATACATTAGAAGGAGATACTATTGATTTACTAGAACATCATCTTAGAACTAATGATGGTGAAAGCAATTCACAAAGCGATACAGCTTTAACTAGAATATCTTTTTCACAATATTCAGATGTACCTAATAAATTAGATCAAGGTAGACCTAATGAAATATTAGTAAATAGAAATAGTGGTACTACAACATTTACTTTATATCCTATACCTGATAGTTCAGAAACTTATAAAGTAGTTTGGTATAGACTTAGACAAATATATGATGCAGGCAACCCAGCTTCTAATACTATAGATATACCTAAAGTTTTCTTGCCATGTTTAGTAGCAGGCTTAGCTTATTATTTAGCTATGAAGAATCCAGAAGCTTCACAAAGAATACCTTTTTTAAAACAACAATACGAAGAACAATGGAAGCTTGCCTCTGAAGAGAATAGAGTCAAAGCAGCTGTAAGATTTGTTCCGGGAGGTTACTAATATGTCATTTGCAAAAGGCAAACATGCATATGGTATATGTGATAGAACTGGTTTTAGATATCCTTTAAAAGATTTAAGGAATCAAATTAAAAATCAAAAAAGAACTGGTCTACTTGTTGGCAAAGATGTTCTTGATAAAGATCAACCTCAACTTCAGTTAGGTAGATTAAGACTTAATGATCCAGAAGCACTCAGGAATCCTAGACCACAAAACGATTTAGAAGCTAGTAGAGGATTGTTTGGATTCAATCCTATAGGTGGATGGAACTCTGCATTTGGTGATTCAAGTTTAAGCAACATGGTACTGAAAGGTAATATAGGAAACTTAAAAATTACAACAAGCTAATGTCATTTACATTTACAACATTAAAAACAGCTATACAAGATTACACAGAAAATACAGAGACCACATTTGTTAACAACCTGTCTACTCTAATAAAACAAGCTGAGAATAGAATTAATGGTTCAGTACAATTACCTGATTACAGAAAAAATCAAACCGCTTCTGTCACAGCTGATAACCCATACTTAGTATTACCTGATGATTTTTTATATCCTTACTCTCTAGCTGTTCTTGATTCAAGTAGTAACTACAGTTTTCTTTTAAATAAAGATGTAAACTTTATCAGAGAAGCTTATCCGGCTAGTGCATCTAATACAGGATTACCTGAGTTTTATGCACAGTTTGATGATACACATTTAATATTAGCACCTACTCCTGACTCAACGTATACAGTAGAACTACATTATTTTTATTTACCACAATCAATTACTGCATCATCAGATGGAACAAGTTGGCTTGGTACTAATGCACCTGATGCTCTTTTGTTTGGTTCTTTAGTTGAAGCATATATATTTATGAAAGGTGAAGCTGATGTTTTACAAACATATGAAACTAGATTTAAAGATGCATTAGAAAAACTTATTATAGAAAATGATGGTAGAAATAGAAAAGATGCTTATAGAAGTGGGCAATACAGAATAGAAGGGCAATAATGTTAAAAGAAAAAATATTAGAACTAGAAGGTAAACACATAGCTATAGTTGCTATGGGGATGAGTCAAATAGATTTTCATTTTTCTTTATTACATAGCAAGAAGTTTGACGAAGTTTGGGTTATTAATGCGATGATAGGTGTAGTTAATAAAGCAGACAGAGCATTTATACTTGATCCTATGTCAAGATTTTTAGATTCTGATGAAGCAGCATCTATGACACAAATGATGAGAGAAGAATTACCTAAAGTAGATTATCCTATTTACTCTTGCGAACTAGATTCAAGAGTTCCTGCTGTTGAAGAATACCCAATAGAAGCTGTAATTAAAGATACAGGATGTGCTTACTTAAATAATACTGTTGCTTATGCTATAGCATTTGCATATTGGAATAATGTAGGAACAATCAGTATGTTTGGTACAGATTTTACTTACAATACTAATGCACACTTTGCTGAAATGGGTAGAGCATGTTGTGAATATTGGTTAGGCAAATGCATGGAGAGGGACATTGATGTAGCTGTAGCTGTAAGATGTAATCTTTTAGATGCTAATGTAGATATGAAAGAAAAACTTTATGGTTACCATCGTTTAAACGATCCAGTAATTTCTTATGCAGAAAACGGAGAATTAAAAGTTTGTAAGTATTCTGAGATAGTACAAGAAAAAATGGTACCGCATGGAATAATAGGTAGAGAAAATCCTAAAGAATGGATTGTAGATGAAAGATCAAATGGAAGTACACCACCGGAGCCTATTGTTTACTAATGCAAACAGATAAATTTGAAATATCAGTAGGCAATCTTGGTGTAAAAACTACAGATTATAGAGGACATACAGTTGATGAGGTTGCAGATATGGCAACTGATAGACTGATTTCAATAAGCGATACAGCAGATGAGAGTATAAAAGCGCAAGCACATATATTTAAAGATGCTGCTCGTCAGGTAATTGGATACTATATGCGTGAAGCTATTAAGAATCACATATGCACAGTATGCAATCAATTAGAACAGCAAGGACATAAAGACCTTGCTAATATTATAAGGAGGCTATAATGGCTATAACACAAGCAATGTGTACTTCATTCAAGAAAGAACTATTGGAAGGTGTGCATAATTTTAAAAACTCAGGTGGAAACACATTTAGATTAGCACTGTATACAAGTAGTGCTACTATGAGTGCAGCTACTACTGCGTATACAACTTCACAAGAAGCTACTGGTACTAACTATACAGCCAAAGGAAACGCACTTACACGTGTCGATCCTGCAACTTCAGGCACAACTGCATTTACAGACTTTGCTGATCTTACATTTGGCACTGCTACTATAACTGCTAGAGGATGTATGATCTTCAATGACACTGCTTCGGGTGATCCAGCAGTAGCTGTATTTGATTTTGGTGGAGATAAAACATCTACAGCAGGTTCATTTACTATTACGTTTCCAACTGCTGACGCATCAAACGCTGTTATAAGAATAGCATAAGGATTTAAATGGCAACTGGTTGGGGTAGAGCAGGTTGGGGTACAGATTCTTGGGGTGTTACCTCAGTAGAGGTAGCTGTAACAGGATTAGCTGGCACATCTGCATTAGGCAATGAAACTGTTACTTGTGATGCTAATGTAACTGAAACAGGTGTAGTCGGAACATCTGCATTAAACTCAGTTGTAGCTGCTGGTTTTGCTATACAAGGTGTATCAGGTAATGCATCAACTGTAGGTCTTGGGGATGAGACAGTAACTTGTGATGCAAATGTATTTCCTACAGGAGTAGCAGGTACAAGTGCTTTAGGAAGTATAGGACTTGTTACAGTCAATATACTTTCAATAACTGGTCTTGCCGGAACAACTGCACTAGGTACAGAAACAGTACAAGCAGATGCTAATGTAGCTGTAAACAATGTATTAGCTACAGGAGCAGTAGGAACAGTCACTGTTTGGAGTGATGTAGTTCCGGGAGTTAATAACACATGGTCTGCTGTAGATTCGTCACAAACTACAACATGGAGTGACGTAGCAGCCTAAATGGTTTAATATTTATACAGAGGAAAAATTATGGCAACTTATGTAAATGATTTAAGATTAAAAGAAATTGCAACCGGTGATGAGTCGGGTACATGGGGAACATCAACGAATACAAATTTGGAACTGATTGGCGAAGCTTTAGGCTTTGGAACAGAAGGCATAACAACCAACGCAGATACGCATACTTCTACAGTAGCAGATGGAGCTACAGACCCTGTAAGGGCTATGTATGTTAAATATACAGGTACATTAGACTCAACTTGTACGATTACTATTGCACCTAATACTTTAAATAGAGTACATATTATTGAGAATGGAACAAGTGGTTCACAGTCTATTATTATAAAGCAAGGTAGTGGAGCAACTGTAACTATACCAACGGGTGCAACTAAGATGGTTTACTTAGATGGTGCAGGTAGTGGAGCAAAGGTAACTGATGCTTTTGCTTCTTTAAATTTGCAAACAAGTGGCATTATAGAAACATCATCAGCAATACAAACCCCATTAATAGAATTTACAGATGGTGATGACGCTATAACTATAGCTGATGGAGGTGGTACAACTTTTGCACAAACAGCTACTTTTAGTGGTGACATAGATTTAGCTGGTTCTATAGACGTAGATGGAACTACAGAAACAGACGCACTAACTATTAATGGTTCAGCACTAAACTATAAAACTTTTGGTACTAGTTCATTTATGCTTGGAGATACTACTACAGGTACTATAGATGCAGCAGATAATAATGTAGGTGTAGGTGTAGATGTTTTTGCAGCTTTGACTACAGGTGATGATAATGTTGCTATTGGTAAAAGTGCCTTAACAGCCAACACTACAGGGTATGACAATGTAGCAGTTGGTTCAAGTTCCTTATTAGCAAACACTACAGGAAGAAGAAATACTGCTGTAGGTAGATTATCTATGATTGCTAATACCACAGGAAACTTTAATAGTGCATTTGGATATAACGCAGGAACTGCTATTACAGAAGGTACTTCAAATACTGCTGTAGGTGATTCGGCTTTAAAAGCAAATACAACTGCTTCTAACAATACTGCTGTTGGTCAAGCTGCACTTGTAGCCAACACTACAGGACACTCAAATGTCGGTATAGGTTCTGCATCTTTAGATGCTAATACAACTGGAATTAGAAATACTGCTGTTGGTTTTGAATCGTTAAGTGCAAATACTGAAGGTACACAAAACACAGCAGTCGGTAAAGGTGCTTTACTTGTAAATACCACAGGTATTGAAAATACAGGAGTTGGTTCAAGTGCTTTAGATGCTAACACCACAGGTAATTCTAACACAGCAGTAGGACAAGGTTCTTTAGATAATAATACAACTGCTTCAAATAATACTGCGGTTGGACACGATTCTTTAAAGGCAAACACTACAGGTACAGGAAATGTCGCAGTTGGTTCAGGTTCCTTAGATGCCAATACCACAGGAGATTACACAGTTTCAGTTGGAAGAAATGCTCTTACTGCACAAACTACTGGTGGAAACAATACTGCTGTTGGTGATAGTGCACTTGCAGCAAACACCACAGCTTCTAATAACACCGCAGTTGGCTATGGTTCATTAATAGCAAATACTACAGGTGAATATAACGTAGCAGTAGGTGCTACTGCAGGAGATGCACTTACTACAGGAAGTCTCAACACAGCAGTTGGTTACAACACATTAGGCGTAGCTACAACAGCAGCAAACAATACTGCTTTAGGTGGTCAAGCATTAGCAGTTAATACATCAGGAGCAAACAACACAGCAGTTGGTATGAATGCTATGGTAGCAAACACTACAGGTGCAGAAAACACAGCAGTAGGTGCAACAGCAGCAGACGCAGTAACAACAGCCTCATCTGTAACTGCTATAGGATATGGAGCATTAGGAGCATGTACTACTGGTGCAAATAATATAGCAATAGGTGTTGGTGCTGCTTCTTCAGTTACTACTTCTACTTATCAATTAGCTATTGGCGATACTGCTTTAGACGCAGTAACAGGTGGTTCGTATCAAATTGCTATTGGTAATGTTGCCCTAACTAAACAAAATACTACTACTGGTAATGTGTTTAATACGGCAGTTGGTCATTTTAGTATGTCAGAATCTACAACAGCTAATGACAATACAGCAGTAGGTTACGCTTCTTTAGTAGACATGACAACCGCAACAGGAAATACAGCTTTTGGTAATTATGCAGGAGAGAATATCACTACTGGTTACTCAAATGCGTGCATTGGTCGTAGTTCTGGTGATGTAATAACTACGGGATATGCTAACACGTTAGTAGGTTATGGAACTAACGTAAGTGTTTATAGTGGAAATAATCAAATTGTTTTAGGTAATGGTCTATTAAGTCATGGTAATAACACATTTACATTTGGTAAAGGCACTGGTAACGATAGAGTTTATAATAACTTTGATACAAACGCTTCTTGGACAAGAGTATCTGATGAAAGATACAAAGAAAATATTGTACCTAATAATGATTGTGGTTTAGCTTTTATTAACGATTTAAACCCAGTAACTTTTACTTGGAAAGCAAAAGCAGACATAGACCCAAGCTTACCCGACTATGATGAAACTCAATTAAAACCACAATATAATAAAAAAATGTATGGTTTAATAGCACAAGAAGTTAAGGAAGCTATTGATGAACATAGCATTGAAGATTTCGGTGGTTGGGATGTAGAAGAAAATACAGGCATACAATCTGTTTCACAAGAAATGTTTATACATCCTCTTATTAAAGCAGTTCAAGAACTTTCAGCAGAAGTAGAAGAACTTAAGAAAAAATTAAACTAAAATATTTATGACTATACCAATCAAAACAGTAGCACAAACCCTTACATCAGCTATGGATTCAGTAAATGTAATTAATTACATAAAAACAGGTATTGGACATGATGGTGAATCTTATAGAGCAACAATAGGAATGTCGCAATCTGAAATAAACACTATGGTAGATAATAATGTAAAACATTTAGAAAGCGTACTTGCTTATGACGGCACTAAACGCTATCCAGATGTGGCTGGTTCTTCAGTAGATAAATCTGCTTATACAACAGCTATTACTACAGGTAAAAATTATATAACCGCAAATTCATAAGGAGAATAATATGGCTCAAACAGTAGCAGAATGCTTAACAGCAGCAACAGATAGCGTAACGCTTATCAACGACATTAATACGAATGGCAGCGATTCTGAGTACGTTTTAGATGGCTCTACGCAAGCCGAAATAAATGAATTGGTACAACGTAATGTTGACCACTTAGAAACTATCTTGCTTTATGAACCTGTTGATTCAGATGATGATACACCTAACGTAGTCGGCTCATCTTCAAGTAAAAAAACTACTTGTAGTGGCGGAGTTACAACTGGTAAAGCTTATATAGCAGCTAATTCATAAGGATAAAAAATGACTGAAGAAAAAGCAGTAGAAACAACTGAAACTACAGACCAACCTGTAGACCCTCAATTACAACAAAGAATCGCTTATACAGAAACTTTGCAACAAGAAATTCAAAATCTTAGAGAGCAAATGGCTCAACTACAATATCAATTAGATATTAGAGTTACAGCTTTAGTGGGTTATCAAAGTACCTTAGAAGTAATTGAAGAACCTGTTTTAAATGGCATAGACAAAACTAAAGAAAAATAAAATGCCATTAGCTAGGTATACATTTAAACCCGGCATAAATAAAGAAGGAACTTCATATAGTAATGAAGGTAATTGGTTTGATGCTGACAAAATAAGATTTCGTGCAGGTCGTCCTGAAAAAATAGGAGGATGGGTTAAGAAGTCTATCAATAGTTTTTTAGGCTCGGCAAGAAAACTACATCAATGGATTGGTTTAGACACAGATAAATTTATAGGTTTAGGTACACATATAAAATTATATTTACTTAAAGGTAATGCTTTTTATGACATTACACCTGTAAGAGCAACAACAACTAACGGAATTACATTTGCAGCTACAGATGGCAGTTCAACTATTACAGCTACCGATTCTGATCATGGAGCAAACAAAGGTGATTTTGTTACTATTGCTGGTTCAGCAAGTCTAGGTGGTCTAATAACAGCAGCTGTATTAAATCAAGAATATGAAATTGCATCAGTTACAAATGTAAACGTATATACATTTATTGCTAAAGATACATCAGGAGATACAGTAACTGCCAATAGTAGTGATACAGGTAATGGTGGTGCAGGAGTTGATGGTGCTTATCAAATCAATATAGGTTCTGATTTTTACACAAGTGGATTCGGTTTTGGTTCAGGTAACTGGGGTCAAAGTTCTTGGGGTGGTGGTATTAATAGTTTTTCTACACAACTTAGATTATGGACATTAGATAATTTTGGAGAAGATTTAGTTGCTAATCCAAGAGGTGGAAGTATTTATTATTGGGACAAAACAAATGGAGAAACTACAAGAGCAGTAGATTTTTCTACACTTACTAATGCATCTGATACACCTACAATAGCAAATCAAATAATTGTTTCAGAAATAGATAGGCATATTATTTGTATGGGATGTAATCCTATTGGAACTACAACACAAGACCCTATGCAGGTTAGATGGTCAGATCAAGAAAACGCTGCACAATGGACACCAAAGACTAATAATACTGCTGGAGGTTTAAGGCTTTCATCAGGTTCTGAAATTGTAGGAGCAGTTAGAACAAGACAAGAAATAGTTATATTTACAGATACTTCTTTATATTCTATGCAGTTTATTGGTCCTCCTTTTATATTTGGTATTAATTTAATAACAGAAGGTACAAGCACAGTATCACCACAAGCATTTATAAATGCTAATAATGTGGTTTATTTTATGGATCAAGATAATTTTTATATGTATTCAGGTTCAGTTCAATCTTTACCCTGTACAGTAAGAGCATATGTATTCGAAGATTTTAATTATGGACAAACATTTAAAGTATTTGCTACACGGAATGCACAGTTTAACGAAGTATCATGGTTCTATTGTTCAAGTACATCAGAAGAAATAGATAGATATGTTACTTATAATTATCTTGAGCAAACATGGTCAATAGGTACATTACCAAGAACATCATGGATAGATGCTGGAGGTGCTTCAAGTAACCCTTTAGCAGCAGGTTTTAGTGGTACATCATCTAATTTTTTATATGAACATGAAGTAGGTTCTAATGATGATGGTTCAGCAATGACAGCCTTTGTAGAAAGTGCAGACTTTGATGCAGGTGATGGTAATCAATTCATGCACATTCAAAGATTAATACCTGATGTTGCTTTTATAGGTACAGATACAGAGCCTGAACTTACATACTCAATAAAGACTAGAGACTTTCCTTTAGGTAGTTTAAACACTGCAACAACTGCAACTGTAACTAATACAACTGGTGTAGCTTATGTTAGAGCAAGAGCAAGACAGATGAGAGTTAGAATAGAAAGCACAGATGTAGATAATAGCTGGAGACTAGGAGATACAAGGTTTGACATTAAAGCGGATGGAAGAAGATGAGCGAAGCATTCAATGTAAACACTCCATTAGAAATACCACCTGAAGAATATAGTGCGGATTATATACGTAGATTAATAAATCAACTGCGTTTAAACTTCGTGCAAATAGATTCACCTGATAATATCAGAGAGGTATCACAAGCATTTGATTGGTATATTTCATAATGGCAAATAGATATACACAAGTAATAACAACACTAGCAACAACAAATGCTACTAGCGTTTACACAGTACCTGATAATAAAACAGCCATAGTAAAAACATTAAGTGCTTACAATGTAGATGGCAGTAGTGCAATGACACTTACTGTACAGGTAACAGACACGAGTGAAAGTGTAACAGCTACTTGGGATATAGAGTCCATAGCTGCAACAACTCGCAAAGGATTTTTAACTAACGGAGAGGTGTTAGTTTTAGATGAATTAGATATAATAAAGCTTACTGCCAGTACAGCAGATAAATTTCACATCGTAATAGGTGTGTTGGAAATAGATTAGGAGACCACTATGAGTAACTTTCCACTTAAAAATGCAGCAGATCAACTAGCCACACAGGGGAGATATGGCGATACTATGATGGTTCATATGAACCCCATAGAAGTCGATGCCTTGGCAAAACTATCACCGACTGGTCAGTTGACTATAAACCCACAAACAGGGCAACCAGAAGCGTTTCTGCCCCTTCTAGGATCATTGCTTGCACCAACACTATTAGGTGGCACAGCATTAGGTGCAACACTTGGAACAGTAGGAGCATCTGCATTAGGTACAGGACTAGGTACTATTGCCGAAGGTGGTAGTTTAAAAGAAGGTATAACAGCTGGAATAATGGGTGGACTAACAGGTGGTTTACTTAAAGGAATTATGCCGGGCGCACCTACAGAGATACCCGGAACTGAAGCAATAGAAGCAACAGCAGGACAAGCAGCACAAGCAGCAGTACCAGCATCAACTGTTGCTATGCCACAGATAAATACTTTACAAGATTTAAATGCTGCAACTACAGGCACATTAGGAATGGGTAATGTAGCTGTACCTACCTCTGGTGGATTTTTAAATCAACTAGGTAGTAATTTAGGAATTACATCAGGAGCAAGTGATGCAGCAGTACTAAAAGGTCAAGGCATAAGTCAAGGACAAGCTTTAATGACACAAGGTGTGCCAGCAGCAGCATCAGGACTTGTTGGTGAAATGTATGTACCAATGGACTATGACATGCCAGCAGAAGAACCTGATCCATTTGGCGACTATGAAGGACCATACATGCCTACAGAACAAAGAACTATGATTCCGGGAAGTGGAGGCGATCCATTTGGTTCAGCCTTTGGTGGTGAGCAAATGCTTATAGGAGGCAATCCTTTTCCATCTGGACCTGAATTTGATGAGGGTGGTAAAGTAAGTAATCCTTATGATTTTTTACCTCCTATGTCAGGATTAGCATTAGCTGGTAAAGCAATGCAAGGTATGGGTGTGCAACCTTTTTTACCTATGGTATTAGATAAATATTATGGTTCTGATGATGACAAACCAAATACAGAAGAAGAAATGAAACGTCAGATGATAGGCACAGTACCAGTTGATATGGTTGCAGGTATGGATGCAATGCAAGTACCTACAGATATGTTAGCTGCTGGTGGTATGCCTTTACAGAATCCAAGTAAAGCTGATCTTGATAATGATGGAACGCTATCTTCATATGAAAGAACAAGAGGCAAAGCTATAGAAGGCAACATGAAAAACATGGGTGGTCTTATTAAGATGGCAACAGGTGGTATGCCTGCACAAGAAGAAATAGCACGTAGTTCAGAAGATTTAGAAAGAATGAAAATAGATCAAGCTATACAAGAACAATTAGCTAGAAGTATGTCAGCACCTATGATTGATCCAAGACTAGGAAGAATGGCTGATCCTATTAGTACACCTACACAAAGAACTTTAAATGATGTAATGACACCACAGCCTTATCAAGCACCATCATTAGCAGATATAAGAAATATGCAAACAGCATCACTAGATAGAATGTTTGTTCCAACAGACCCAGACAATAGAATAGATAGAGGGATGGCAACATTTAACAGACAATACAATCCTGTTGTTAGAGGAATAGAAGCAGCAGCACCTGTTCTTACTAAGGGTGCTTTAGAACTTTACGAAGCTATAGACGAATATAGAAAAAGAGATAACTAATGGCAAAAGGAGCAAAAGGTGGAGGAACTAATATCCCTGATTTTGGAGCGGATTATTTCCAATCGCAATATCCTATTGGTCCTGTAGGCGGAAGAACAGCAGGCAAAGCAAACACAGGACAGTTTGGTGGGTTCGGTAATATAAGAAGAATGCCACCACCAAGACCTTCATTGCAACAACAATACGCAGGACTTAATCAAGGTGTACAAGGATTCCAACCTTTAGGTATTAGAGGATATACACCGCCACCACCAAGGTTTCAGCCTTTTCCAATATATGGAGGCGGACGTGGAGGTAAATCTGGAGGCGGATTCGGAGGCGGAGGCGGATTCAATCCATTTGGATATAATTCTTTCCAAGGAAATCCTTTCTTAAATCAACCACAATTACCAACCATTCCTTTTGATCCACCACCTGTTTATGAAACATTACCAGCACCAAAGTTTCCTGAAATAGAATTTGATTCCTTTGATTATTTAGATACTTACAATAGAGACTTTCAAGATTTTGATCGTGAAAGTATTCCATTACCTCAATTTACAAAACAAGTAGTTGAAGGAGGAGCCGATAGATTTGTTCCACAAATACCAATAATACAAGAACCTATAGTTCCTCTTGCAATAGATCAAGGTTTACAAGACAGAGCAGCAGAAACACAACTGGCTTTAGAAACAGCAACAGGACCAAGAACAGAAGGAGAGTTTCAAGCAGCTAAAAATGCTGCAACCGCAGCTAATTTACAAAAAGCTTTTGCTGAAAGTGGAGGCAAAACATTTGAACAAGAACAAGTTGAAGCTGCAAATGCAGCTGCTCAAGCACAAAGTTTAGCTAATAGACCTTCATCTGTTACAAATACATTTTCTAATATTGGAATGAATCCACAACAAATGAATATTCCTAATATGAATATGAATGTAGGTAAAGCAGCTGGAGGTAGAGTACAAGGATTTGCTGAAGGTGGAATGCCTGAAGAAAACCAAACTGGTGAAAGATTAGAAGAAGAAACTATTATGGCACTTATGGGCAAACATCCTAATCCTAAACAAGTATTTAATAAATACCTTGAAGTATATGGTGAAGAAGGATTAATGGCACTAGCAGCAGAAGTAGAACAAATGATGTCATCACAAGGAAGGATGATTGATGGAGCAGGAGGGGGAGTTGATGACTTTGTACCAGCTATGATAGATGGGGTACAACCAGCAGCTTTATCTAAAGATGAATATGTAATACCAGCAGATGTAGTTGCCCACGCAGGTGATGGATCAAGTGAAGCTGGCGGTAAACAATTTGATCAATTAGTATCTAGGGTTAGACAATCTAAAACAGGTAATACAACTCAACCTGAACAAATAGAGTTTGAAGAAGAAATAGAAAGAGTTACTTAATGAAAGTTTATTTAGTACCACAAGAACATATTACACAGATATATCCTGATATAGAAAAGTATGTAGATAGAATGGTGCCAACTGCATATGGTAGATTTGAAAAAATAGATTTAGTAAATGACATACTATCAGGCAAGGCAACCCTTTGGGTAATAATGGATGAAGAAGATGACAATAAGTTATATGGAACTATATTTACAGAATGGTCTTATTATCCTAGAAAAAAAATGTTATCAATTTCTTTTGCAGCTGGTGATAAATTAGATTCTTGGATAGAAGAATCATTAAAAGTTCTTGAAAATTGGGCAGTTGATAATGATTGTGATGCAATGGAAATTACTGGCAGAAAAGGATGGGTTAAAAAATTAGAAGACTATGATTGGAAACAAGAATTTATAATAGTAAAAAAAGAAAATCTTAAAAAAAGAACTTTAGAAGTTGTCAAAACGGAGAAAAAAGAATGGGAAAAAGCAAAGGAGGACCTCCTCCAACTCAACAAGTAACGTCTAAGACATATCAAAGTAGACTGCCTGAGTATGCTGCACCTTTCTACAAAAATCTTGTAGGAAGAGCGCAAGCATTATCTTATGAGGATTACATTCCTTATGAGGCTCCTCGTGTTGCCGGATTCTCTCCTGAAAGCATTGGAGCGCAAGAAGGTATAAAAGCTTTAGCTAGTAGAGACTTGCCCGGAATAGCACAAGCTAGAAACATAGCTGGTGTAGCAGCTACTGCTGGACCTTTGATGGCTGGTTCACAATATGGTGGAACTAATGTTCAAAGTAGATTTGGAGGAATGCCTATAAGAAGTCAGTATCAAGCAGGTCCTATAAGAAGTACATATGCAGCAGCACCTATAAGATCAGGTGTGCAAGGTTTTGGACCTGAAGCATATATGAGAGCATCAAGAGGTTTTGATGATAGATCAGCACAAAGATATATGAATCCATATCTAAGCAATGTTCTTAATAGACAACAACAAAGAGCAACAGATAGATTTGGTGAACAAAGAGCGCAAAGAAATCAACAAGCAATACAAGCTGGTGCATTTGGTGGAAGTAGGCAAGGCGTGCAAGATGCAATAGCACAAAGAGAACTTAACGAATCATTACAAGATATAGAAGCAAAAGGATTGTCTAATGCGTTTACACAGGCTCAACAACAATTTGAAAGAGATAGAGCAGCTAGATTCCAAGGACTTACATCAGCAGATGCAGGTCAATTAGCACTAGCAAAACAAAGAACATCAGAACAAATGGCAACAGAAGATGCTAAAAGACAAGCAGCAGATCAAAATTTAAGAGCGCAAATAGCACAACAAAATGCATTACAAGCAGCTGGTGGACAATCATTAAAGGCACAGATAGCTACAATGCAGGGACTATCAGATGCAGATAAAAGAAGTTTAGAAGCACAGATAGCAACAGGTAGATTCTCACAGGCAGCAGGAGCGCAAGATTTACAAGCACAACTTGCTAATCAAAAAGCAATGGAAGCTGCATATGGTAGAGGATTAAAAGGATCACAACTATTAGCAGGTCTTGATAAATCAGAACAAACATTAGATTTACAAAGATTAAAAGCTTTATCAGATGTAGGTGGACAGAGACAAGCCTTAATGCAAAGAGCGTATGATCAACAGTATGAAGACTTCTTGGCACAAAGAGAATATCCATATCAACAGCTTGAAAGATTTAGTGCCATACTACAAGGCATGCCAACACGTGAAAGTTTTGCAGAAAGAAATTTTGGACAAGCAGCTAATCCTACGGCACAATTATTAAACACAGGACTAGGTGCATTTGGAGCATTTAGAGGAATGGGAGGAGGAGGCTAATGATAGATAATAATATTAACAATTTAATATCTATGGCTGAGAGACAATCAGATCAGCGTTTAGCACAAGAATTAAATCCACAAACAGAAACTGGATTGCTTGGTCCTGCATTTATATCTGCTTCTGAGTTAGCTTATAGACAAAAAATTAGAGAAGAATCACAAGCACAACCGAATCAAAGTCCTCCGATAGTTGAACAATTAGCACAACAAGCTATGCAACAGCCTATGCCTATGCAACAACCTATGCCTATGCAACAGCCTATGCCACCACAACAGATGCCACAACAACCTATGGCACCACAAGGCTTTGCAATGGGTGGTCTTATAAAGATGGCTAATGGAGGATTTCCAACTCCATATGAATATGATGAAAAAGAAATAGAAGATAGAGCGTTAGAAAAAACAGGTACATTTTTTAGTGAACTAGGTAATCGTGCAGGTGATGTATTATCAGATGTAGCGTATGGTGCTGGCGATTCACAAGCTTTAGGTAGATATTCAAGAGGTGAAAATCCTGATGAATTTTTATATGGAAGAGATAGATTTGATAGTGCATTAAAAAGAGCAGGGTTGCCACCAGATGCTACACCAGAAATGGTAACAGCGTATAGAAGTGGAACTCCTGTATCTGCATTTAAACCAGCAGTTGATACTATTAAAACAGCTTATAGTCCATCAGCTATACAAGAAGAACTAGGTCAAGGTAATCCTGTTTTTGTTGGCAATATAGATTATGGCGGTAATCAATTTAATATTAAAGATCAATCTATAGCTTCTTCACCTACTTCTAAAGATATAGATGATGCTTCAAAAAGAGTAGGAACTGATGATGGTATTACAACATCCTCAATGACAACCTCTGATAGATTATTACAATCTGCATCAAGTAATATGTCAGCTGGTATGAATCCTGTTGTAGCTTCATCTAGTATTGATACAGGATACTCAAACATGAATCCAGATTATCAACCTGATCCTTCTATAAAAAAATTACCTACTAGTGGTGTAGCTAAAGCAGCTAAACAAGATGCATCCTATGCAGCTGCATCAGATTATGAAAATCTTATACAAAAATCTATTAATAAAATGACAGATGAAAAAGGTAAGATGCAAAATAAATGGTTACGTATTGCAGCTGGTGCATTTAATGCAGCACAAAAAGGCTCACCGACTTTATTAGGTGGACTTGCTGATCTTGGTTCCGGAGTTACAGAACAACTTTTAGCTTTAGATAAAGACGAACAAAAACAAGCACAAGAATTATTTGCTTTGTATTCTGCTAGAGAAAAAATTAGATACGATAGATACACTACAAAACGTGATTACGATAAAGATAGAAAAACTAGATTATCTGATAGTATTAAAAATTATAATGCAGACCTTGGTAGATATCTCAATGTAGATGTCATTTCAGATTTAGAGAAAAAAGAAGCTAAAGCTATACTTGCTACACAATATGCAGATCAAGGAGTTAAAACAGCACAATCAGATTACGCAAGATATATAAAAGAAATTAATGGTATTGTTGAAGGGATTGATGCAGATATAAAAGCCGGAAATATAGATCAAGATGGTTTTGCAAGTGCATTAGATCAAGCTTTAAAAGCTGATCCAGCATTAGCATTAATGTATGATGTAGCTAAAGATAGACAAACTCAAGGAGTCGAAGACTGGCTTGAAGAAGGACTAATCATATAGAGGATATAGTATAAAGATATAAGATGGCAGACGAACCTAGAAATACACCAAATCCTTTTGAGATATTTGGTTCAACTACTGGCAATACACCTGATCCATTTGATATATTTGATACATATCAAAGACCTCCAACACAAGATAATACTTCCGAGCAACTAGGTACTGATAAAGTTAATGACAGGTCATTACCTATATTTGGTCTTGCTACAAATAACTTTACCCCTGACGAAAACGATTGGATAGATAGCGTTATAGCTGCACCTAGAGGTGTACTACGTGGTGCTGCAAGGACTATACCTTTATTGGGTGAAGGTGTGTGGGGTTTACTTGATCTAGCAACCAACCTTTCAGGTCAAGAAGATTGGTTAAATCCTAGAGAGAGTGCATTTATATCTAGGATGGATGAACTACGTGAAGCTATTGGCGCAGAAGATAGTGTAGCTGGTAGAACAGGTGAAGCTTTAGGTAGCATATTAGGTTTTGTAGGCACAACTGTATTAACAGGTGGTGCTGGAGCAGCATCAAGATTAGGTGTTGGTTATAATGCATTAAAAGCTGGGGAGTTGACAGCTGGAGCAGCTACTAAAAGTTTAGCATCAGCTATGCAAATAGCAGCACCGGGTTCCGCTATTGGTGTAGCAGAAGCTAGTGGCAGAATGCGTGAGTATGAGGCTGAAACAGGAGAAGATTTATCTGTTGCCGATAGAAACTTAGTATATGCATTAGGTGTACCTTTAGGTGCAACAGAAATATTACCTATAGTAAGACCATTATCCATATTATTATCAAAGATAACTAAACGAGGATTGCCTAAAGAAACCATTGACACCTACATGGACTTGGCAAGGTCAGCAGTTATAACAGGTACAGCAGAGGGAGCGCAAGAAGCATTAGCAAGCATAGGTCAAGATGCTATTGAAAAAGGAGTCTATAACGAATCAGCATCTATAGGTGATTCTATAGCATCAGAGTTTGGATATGGGGGTGGTGCTGGTGCTATCTTTGACTTAGGTGTTAACTTACTTACTAAAGGTAGACCAAAAGGAGGTAGACCGGTTGGACCTATTGAAGATGAAAGCGATGGATTAACTGGCGAAGAAACAGCAGAGGTAGAGGATGCATCTACTACAGATGTAGGAAGGACTAGTACAGTAAGAGACTTTACTGGTAGCGAAGAAATAGTATTAAAGGATGAGTTTGTAATACCTACACAAAAAGAACCTACTCCTTTAAATGATACAGTTTTAGTTAATACAGCAACAGGTCCGCAAGCAGAAATAGAAGCACAAGCACAAACAATAAAAGATGAAGTGCCTACGATACCTGATGTAGAAGAACAAATAAAAACTGAAGCAGTAAGACAACAACTACAAGAAGTTAATCCTGAATTACAAGCTAATCTTGAACAAGAAGTACAACTTGAAAGACAAATACAAGAGTTAGAAGATGCAGATCAATTAACAGAAGCTGATGGATTAAAAGAACAAATAGATACAGTAAAAAAGAAACAAGTAGAATTAATTAAAAAAGAAAAAGTACCTGTTAAAAGAAGTAGATTAGTACAAACTTTTAATAGACCTGATGGTGAATCTTTTACTGCAAGATTTCCTGATAGAGAAAGTGTTGATGCATATTCAAATAAAAATGTAGTAAAAACAAAGAACAAACTTAATATAACTACACCTGCATACAGTCAATTTAAAAATAAATACGATGCTTACGTAACAGAAGAAGTTAACACAGCATATAAATCTGATACAAGAGACTTCAAACTACAGAGTTTTAAAGATTTTGTTTCACAAGAACAAGCTACAGTACAAACTGAAGATATATTAAGTCAGGCAAATTTTAAGAATATAGATACAAACAATGATGCGTTTAAACGATTTTTGTTTTTAAACACTAAGAAAACAAATATAAAAGATTTAACTGGTTTACAAAGAAGAAGTATCTTTAGACAAATAGAAGCATTACCTACACAAACTGCAACCAAAACAAGTATTGATAAAGCCTTTAGTGAAAGTATAGATAACAAGCAAGCCTTTAGTAAAAATGAAGCTATCAAAGAAAGAACTAAAGAGTTGCAAAATAAATACAACACAAACCAATTACTAGATATAGCTAAATCTAGTGGAGTAAGTGAAGAGTTTATACAAGATACTGTAGGGCAAAGAGATAAAGCAACTATAGCTAGAGGTATAGCTAGAAGAGAAATTAATAATCAGATATCAGCAGAAGAAAACTACGAACAAGTAGCAGTAAGAACTGTACCTAATGTACAAGTAAGAAAAGTAAAAACAAAAGCAGCTGATCAAGCTAAAGGATTCCAACAATATAGCGTTTTATATCCTGATGACACAGTATTAAAAACTTTAATCCCAGCAAATATAGATGTAACAGACGCAAAAGAACAAGCAGCAAGGCAAACCTTTGCACAGAGAGTAGAAAAATTAGAGCAAGAAAATACTAAAATAAAAGAAGCACCTGATGCATCACAACAAGATTACATACAGGCTGTTAATAACTCATTGTTTAAACGTACTAATCCTTTAGCAGAGTTACTTGCTATAGCTGGACCGCAAGTTAAACAAAGCAGAACTCCAGCAATACAAACTGAACAAGTACAACAATTAATAGAAGAAGCACCTGAGTTAGAAGTACCTGATATATCAGGCATTAACTATTCAGGAAACTTATATAAGTTTAAAGACAATATAAATGCCAGTGATCTTGTAATGAATTTAAAACGTATAGTAAAAAGAACTATGCCTGATGCAGATGTGCGTGCAGTAGATAATTTATTTGATGAAGAAGGTAATGAAGTAGCCGGTGTAACTATTGGTGACATGATAGCTATAAATTTAGAAACAAACCCTGAGAGTGGTAGACCTAGATTTGCTTCACCTACAGACACTGTGTATCACGAAGCTGTGCATTATTTTATAAATAATAATTATTTTAAACCAGAAGTATTACAAATTTTAGCCGAGAATCAACAAAGAATTTTTGACATAGCACAGACAAGATTTGGAGGAGAAGTAGAAACTTTTGAAGAGGCTGTTGCTATAGCATCTGGATATTATAACGAACAAAAATTACAAGGCAGAATTCCTTTTGAATTTACACCGGGAATTAGAAGAGTATTTGAACCTATCTTTAAATTCTTTAATCAAGTTTCTAAATATTTTAGTGGCAAAAAATACAGAAGATTAGAAGATGTATTTGATGCAATAAGAACAGGTGATTTATATCAAGATGCAGTAGACAACCCTAGAATACTTAGCCCACCTCAACAACAGTTTTCTGATGAACTGTTTAAACGAACTGGTTATGTTGGATCATATAAAGGCGGACCATTAACTGAAGACATGAATCTTGATTATGATGCAGAAAGGAACATGACACCTTTATATAGCAGATCACCTTCTTTTGGGCTTGTAGAATTAAAGACTAGTAAGATGGGTCAAAGAATTGATAGGTTACAAGAGGCTGTAGATAACACTAAAACTAAATCTACTAAAGCAAACAAATGGTTAACAACTAATAAACAAGGACAAGAGTTGCTTACAGGTTCTAATATACCTTTTAATAAACTTTATTTACAAGACACAAGATTAGAAGAATGGTTAGCAGAACAAGTAAATAAAGATGGTGTACCAAGAGAAGTAAGTATAGATGAAATAAAAAACTATCTTAAAACTAATACTGGTTTTATATCTATGCAAATGACAGGTGGTGATATTACAACTTATGTAAGAGCAACCAATCTTGATGAACAACAAACTATAAAATATTATCAAGATGAAATAAAAAATAACTCTACATCTTTAAATATACTTACATCAGGTGTGCAATCACATTTAGTAAATCAAGATGCAATTTATAAGAAATTAAAAGAAGAGTTTTATACAGGTCCAGATGATCAAGCATCAGGAGCATTTTATAATTTAACTAGAAATTTAGATGAAATAGAAAAGTCTTATAAAAAATTAAACTTATCAATGAAACTTCCCATAGAAAGAAACTTTGATATTTTAAGACAAGCATTAAATGTAGAAACTAAATCACCTGATTTTATTTTTTCAGATTCTAAAGCTGGCGATATTGAAATAGCAATTAATCAATTAACTGTATCAGGACAGTTGCTACAAGATAAAGATGCTTTAAGAAAAGCTGACCCTGATGGTTACTTAGAAAAATTTTTAGTAGGTTTAGAAAACAATCAAATTGTTAGTGATCCTGTTATAGAAATCTTAGATGAAATAAATGCAGATTCATTTGATGGTGGTGGTAGATATACTAAATTAGATATACAAGACAACAAATTAACACAATTAATTAATGCAAGAAATTCAGCAAAAAGATCATATGAATATTTTTCAAAGTTACTATATGGGGAAGGCGCACTAGGAAAATTGAATCCAACTATTATGTCTTCATATGAACGTGCTGCATATATAATAACTCCCGGATTTAATATAGATACTACAAGTGGTAAATTTACTGACATACAAAGACTAGCATACAAAGCTGTAAAGGATGGTAATCCTAATAAATCAGAAGGACAAATATTAGCTGAACAAGTTCAAGGTATACCACAAGAAGTTAAAAATTTAACAGAAGAAGAGTTAGCAGAGTTTACACGTACACGTACTTTTGGAGAAGAGTTTGAGTATGGAACTACAGTACAAGTAGAAAATAGTAGAAACATTGTTTACTCTTGGAATCCGGGACCCGCACAAGAACAAAAAGGTTATTATCAAAATCCACATTTTCCTAATGGCACACGTAATGCTTTTGTACATGCTAGAGTTAAAGATGTTTATATATTAGATGATAACAATACACTTAGAAAAATTTTATTTGTAGATGAAGTCCAATCTGATATGTATGCAGATATTAAAAGAGCCATAGATAAATATCTTAAAGAATTAAATGTTAATGATCCTAGAAAAGAAGCAGGAGCATCTTCTTTAACAGAAGCAGAGGTTAAAGAAGCATTAGAAGGATATCCTTCTACTAAAAATATGCCAGCTATACCGCTAATAGGATTTCCTAATCCTAACTTTAATAAATGGCAAGATTTTATTATTGAAGAAATGAATATGCTTGCTGTTAATGAGGGATTTGATGGCATAGCTATTGCAAGTACAGAAATTCAAGCAGAAAGAAATGGTAATAATTTAAAAAATAATTTTAACTTTTTAAGTTTTTATCCTTCAGTTAATCCAAGAGATATTGGTATTAGTTTAAGTACGGAATTAACTCATCTTCCTTCTGGACAAACAGTAGAAGAAGGTTCTTTGCTACAACAAGGATATGTAACACAAGAAGAAATAAATCAAGATAATCCTTCTAATCCTAAACACACTATAAGTGCAGCTGCACAATACTTTGCAGATGTATTTTCAAGAGATACTAATTCATATGAGTTTCAAACATATGTAAATCATGCTCGTTTAGTTGGCATGACAGATGGATTTATTAGTCAAGATATGACTTTATCTTTAGAAGATTCTAATCCAATACGTCAA